TGCCGACCGTGTAGCCGATCGACGAATTGGACAGCCGGTCAGGGTCGCAGAACTGCCAGCGGACAGCATCGACACCGTCGCGAAGGGCGCTTTCCAGCCCACGCCAGACCCGCGCCTGTGTGCCGCGCCGATCGGGGAACACCATGTCGAAGCCGACGCGACCTTCGCGCCCGGAAACGATCTGCTCGTTTCCGGACATGGACTCCATTGAGCCCAGCACGCCAGACCGGCGGCGGAAATCCAGCCGGCTCCATTTGAGGGAGGCAGGCCAATCATGGATGGTGATCATGCTGCCCCTTCAAAACAAAAGCGGCTGTCGGCCCACAGTTCGCCATCGCGCTCGCGCACGACCGCGCCCGCCATGTGAACAGCGGGAATATGCGACTCCACCGCATTGGAATCTTAGAGCCCCATGATAGGGTCTCCTCGCTTAACCGTTAGACCGCCATTCCCCGCCGCTGCGCACCGGGAGCCGCTGCCATTCGGGCAATCTGCTTCTGCAGCGATACGACCGACGACCTCAGCGCCATCAGTTCCGGCCCGGACGCATTGGGGGCAACAATGTTGATGTCACCCATCCGCATTGAGCCGCCGCCCCCGCTCGGAATGATCCGGCCGGCAGACTGCGGGACGAACATTTCCGGCCCGTTCTCGCCGACCCGGTAGGGCTGGCCGGCATTGACCGCGCCGCCTCCGGCTCGCCCGAACAGGCCACCGATAAGCCCGCCTCCGAGGCCCGTTCCTGGAGCCCCCAACAACGCGGCAATCAGCTGGTTTCCGAGGGCATTCAGGATCGCCGTGCGCAGGCTGGTGAAGGCGTTGCGCAGCGCGTCGACCGTCTTGACCCCGTTGGCCAGGTCGTTGAAGAACGACCCGGTCACCGATCCGAGTTCCGAGCGCATGGAGTCAAGCATCTGCTGCGCTTTGTTGACGGCCTCCAGCCGCGTCGCCGCGACGCCGGCCTGATCAGCCAATGCCGTGATCTGAGCCCGGCGCGCGTCGGTCAGGGCGATGCCAGCCTTCAGCGCCTCATTGGTCAGCTGCTGGGCGACTTTGACCCGCTCCTGCTCCCCCGCGGACAGGCCGACAAGGTTGACCTCTTGCTGCAGGTCCCGAATGCGGTCGCGGGTGCTGACGATGGCGTTGCCGAAGGCCACTTCCGCTTTCAGGCGGCCATAGGCCGAGGCGAGTTGGTCAATCTGCTGACGGTACTCGCCCGTAAGCGGGATGTTCTTTTCCTTTGCGCTGATCTCCAGTTCGGCGACCAGCCGCGCCTTTTCGCGCTCGGCCGTCGTCTTTGACAGCGTCGCCGCCTCAGCCTGCAGGGCCGCATTAGATTTCAGTTGCGCATCAACGGCTTTCTGCCATGCGGCAGTGTCCGGCGGCAGCGGGAAGTCGGTTAGCGAAACCTTGCTGGTGTTGGCCTGGAACGCCTTGTTTCGGCTAGCCTCGAAGGCGTCATAAGTCGCCTTGTCGGCCGCCGCCTTGGTCAATCCGTCTTTCAGCGCATCCGACACACTCTTCGAGAAGTTCTGTTCGAAGGCGTTGAAGAACCGCATATCCGTGTAGCCGGAGCTAGGGAGCGCGGGTGTTGGCTGCGTGTAGTCGGGGAGCGGGTTGCCAAGAGCATCGTACGATGTGGGGAAGGTCTTGGTATCGGTGCTGAACGCGGCTTTTGCCGCATTCCCCACAGCTTCAAACGCTTTTCCTGCCTTGTCGGCACCAGATGCGATTAGGTCGAGCACGTAGATGATTGCGCGAGAAGCTTTCGTTGCCTCGTCGATCGCGCCGGCCGCCTTGATGAAGGAATTCTGCATGCGCGTCATAGCATTATCGGTCGTGTCCGTCGTTTCCTTCAGCTTGGCTTGGATCGACGGGAGCCCGGCAAGAAACGCCTGATAGAACGCGGTCGACGAGACCTTCCCGGCCTCGACCAGTTTCCGAAGCGTGGCAACGCTGCCGCCCGCCTCTTTCAGCCCATTGGCGACCGCTTCCAAAATCGGGCGCGCGCCTTCGTTGACCGAATTGAACTCCTCAAGCCGGACAGTGCCCGCGCCTAGAAGCTGACTCAGCTGCAGAAGCGCGCCGCTGGCCTCGGTGCTCGACGTGCCTGCGACACGGAGCGCCACCGCAACGCCATCGGTGAACTTGGCGACGGTCTGGGCATTGGTCCCAAGCCCCTTCTGGAGCTGCGCAACGCGACCGTACAGCTTTGCCAGATCGTCCAACGCGACGCCATTGCGCTGCGCCGACGCATAGATGGCATCGAAAGTCGTAGACAGCTCTGCGCCGCTAAGCCCCGCGACCTTCAGACTGTTTTGAATGCGGGTGAAAGTTCCGATGGAGTCGACGAACTCTTTTGCCGAAAACGCGGCAGCCAGAAGCGGCATCGTGCGGGTGGCCAAAGCTGCGACGCCAACGCCAAGGCCCGAAAAGCTCTGCTCCATCTTCGTTGTGGCGGCTCGTGCGCTGGCCTGCATGGCGCCCGAGGCCTTCTGGACGACACCGACAGCCTTTGCCATGTCCCGCTCAAACTTGGTGGCCGAGGCCTCCAAGCGCAGCGTCATGACTTCAAGATCGGTCGCCATCAGTGCACCCAGATAGGAGGTTCGTCGATCGAGGCTGAAAGAACCTCGATCTCGCCGACAGTGAGCGGAGCGTCTTCGGAGGGGCTATTCGCCTGCGCATAGCCGTCAGCGCAGCACATGAATTCCCAAATCGACATGTCATCGACCTGGCGCGGATGGAACCCCATCACGCAACCCAACGAGTAGAAGCCGGCGAAGTGGATTAGGCCGCTGCCGTCGTCGGCAGACTCTCCGCCGGCTCGGCTTTTCCCGGCGCGGGCTCCTGATCGGTCCCATAAATGGCGGCCATCAAAATGAAGAGCGCAAAGGACACGCACTCCCCGAATGGCCGGTCGTCCACATACCGACGCACCAGCCCGAGGGCCTCGCCCGGAGGCGTGCCGCCGCCGATCAGCCCGAGGCGCATGGTTTCGCGCACGTCGTCAATGCGCCATGTCCCGCCCTGAAGCCGGGACATGATCTCCATCGGGCCGGCGTTGCACTTTTCCTGAAGCTCGCGAAGTTGGCCGATGGCGAGGCGGAACCGCCGCTCGTCACCGGCCCAATCGAAAGAGATCGAGGCGTCACGGCTCATCAGGCAGCCGCCGTCCAGGCAAGCGAACCATCGCTGACTAAGGTCACGCTGACCTGCGCCTTTTCGCCGAGGGCCACTTTCAGTTCGAAGTCGGAAAGGTGCATCGACCCGGCGAAGTAGCCGCCGCCCTGCGCACCCGTGCCGGAGACCTCGACGCGGACGTTTTTGGCCGTAGACGCCAGAGCCCAGGCGCGCCAGGTCTCCAGCGACTCCATTGCCATCACGCCGCTGCCGCTGATCTCGCCCGAAATGGTCTTGACCTCGCGGCCGATCCACGACGCCGCATCCGGATCATCGCAATCCGGCAAGGTCGTGTCGACCACGTCCTTTGAGATTTTCAGCGACTTGTCGGTGAACCCGCACGGGGTCGAGAACACTTCCGGCGAAGCGCCGTTGCCGATATAGACCTTGATCTGTCCGAATTTCCGCGTCGTCGGGGCTGCCATTGTCGATCTCCTTTAGGCCGGGTCGGCAAGCGCCCGGAAAGTCATCACCCCGTGGGTCGTCTTCCCATCGGGGTCAGTCATGAGCCGCGTCGACTGGTGGCGAATTTCCACCAGCCGCCAGAACGGCAATCTCAAGTCTTGCTCATGCAGCGCACCGCGCACCGCGGCGGCAAGGTTGGCGGCTTCCGGCTTCCCGGCGGCACGCGACCAGACATGCAGGGTCGCGTAAACCTCGACGCCACCGACATATTCCGCGTCATCGTCGATGACCTGCATCTCGCCGATCGAGACATAGGGGAACACGGTCGATTGCGGGACCTGATCGTAAATCCGCTTATCGGCCACGGATGCGCCCTTCAGGGCCGCGACGATGGCGCCCTGAAGTTCAAGCCCGGGGTCGGTCATTGGGCGGCTACTCGCTTGGCTGCCTTGTTCACGGCGCGGGCGACGTTGGACTTGGACTTCTTCCGCATGGCGCGCCACGGACCGTAAAAGAACGGCCGCGGCGTCGTGCCCGGGTGCTTCGTGCCCTCCGCCCACCCGCCTTGATCGTGCGGCGCGGTGCCGAACTCGACGAACCGGGCATAATAAGCCTTGTCGTCGCCAGCCACGATCGTCACCGTCAGATCCGGATCGCCTTTGATGGTCATCCCACCGCCCGCTGACGACAGATTGGCTGACGACGCCAGTTTCACGTCACCCCACTCGGCACGGATCGACTCCCGCAGGTCGCCGGAGTCAGTCGGAACTAGCCGCTTCTGCATCCCGACGATCTGATCCGAGTTCGCCTTCAGCGCTCCCTTGATCGCCGTCCGCGCTGCCGCTGGCATTGCCTTCAGCTTCGCCAGCACCTTTTCTCGGCCAATCAGTTCCGTAGCCATCGACCAACGCTCCTGCGGCTTTCGCGGCTGCGGCGTGAGCGGTCGGGATCAGACCCGACCACCCGCCCGGATAGGCAATCACAACGCCATTCGACGGCCGATAATCGAACGGCGAGGCGAAGCGAACGCGAGGCATTAGGCGCTCGTGCCAATGATGACGATGTCGTAGGTCACGGACGACCCGGA